CTAACGCCTATTCTTATTGGAATGATGATATGGACGATAAAAAATATTTTATGTCTGACCATACTCCTTTTATTATGCATACAACGACTGTAAAAGAAATGATACCTTTGATAGGCCCAGATTTATTTCATCCATTAAATGACAAATTGACCGTGGAATTTTTTTTATGGTCTGCCTATTTGGATCACCTGGGTATCAAAGATCAATTGTATCATCCGGTCAGCAACACACCGGGTCGTATGTTTAAAACCTGGTGCCCCGAAACTAACAATTAAAGGTTGCAATTTTTACTAACTCTTGCTATACTACTACTATGAGAATACTAACACTAGACAACACCGCATTTGATCTTGACCACTTGCCAGAAGAGGTAGATGATATGCGATTTGCCATCCTAGATAATTCAAACACACAAGAACCAGATTATCATTATATTCCGCTAATCTTTTTGGAAAGCTTCAATGCTCCTGCCCTTGTATTACGTATTGGCGAAAATAGAATACGCATGCCTGTGGATTGGCAGATCTTGATTGGAGAACCAGACCTAGGAGACCTGGAAGTGTTGCCACTTACTGCCATCAATGATAGAGGATTCAAAGCATTCCAGTTCAATCCACTTACCAGTTTCCGTCCTAGCTTTTTAGATATTGAAATTGTGGATGTGTATCAAGAGATGGCTTGGTACGCTCCTAAACTAAAAAACGGACAGATGTTGTGTGTGCCAGTTAGTGAAGGCGAAAGACCCGACTGTGTGTATTTTGTCAAGGACATTAGTCGTAACTGTGAAATCGTAGATTATAACAAGGCCTGGTAATATGGGAACACTTACACCTGGAGTAAAATACATATACGAACGCAATGGTGACACTGTGTATGCCAGAGAGTTTGGCGCAGATCCCAGCACAAGAAAAGAGATAGGTTGGGATTTTGATCCCAACAACCCCGGCAGACATGAACGCCAAGAAATGCTGAATGCGTTGAGGAATGATCAGCTATGGCACAAAATTAGACTGGCAGCACAGGACAATGTTACCTTACAAGATGCATTGGATCGTGTAGTAGAACTATATCATTTGAGTAAAGACGATGGACAAACTTAGTATTGGCAATGAAATGGCCCAGTTCGATTCAAAGAATCGAGAATTCTTTGATGAGCTCACTGATGAAGAACGCAAAAAGTTCAGCCCATTCCTCATGATACGCTACGGCAGTTCAGTATCGGGCGGTCGAGACCTACAGGAGTTTTACTTGATTGCCACAAACGAACGCCTGAACAAAAAGTTCTTTGCTGTGAATACTGCACAGCATAAAAAACTACAGTGGCTCATGGCCACCACAGTGAGTCCAGGACTGGGCAACTTTAGACACAACTGGATCGCACCTAAAAAGAAAGAACCCGGTGCAGGTAGTATGCGCAAACAGTTGATGGAACTATTTCCACACTTGAAGGACGATGAAATAGATTTATTGGCGCAGATAACTACCCGGAAAGAAATTGATACATACTTACAAGAATTAGGACAGGAGAAAACAAAATGATGGGATTTTTTAAAAAGAAACCGGTAGCACAGTTTCCCGAACACAAAGCGATTGTATTTGGCGGATGGCGCTATGCTCCACAACCAGACATCACGGCATTTGAAATGGCTTTGTTGGCACCAGTGTTTGGCTCAGTCATGCACAGGCAGGACATTAAACCTTACATAGAACAAAACAACCTAACCAGACACTTCCAACCGCAGGGCGAATGAACACTTGTCAGTACTGTAAAAAAGACTTTGTGAAAGAAGCAAGCCTGGCTGTACATTCGTGCGAGCCACGTCGCCGTAGGCAAGAACAAAACGAAGCAGGAGTGCGATTGGGATTCCAGGCTTATCTCAAGTTCTATGAACTCACACAAGGTTCAGCACGTCTCAAAACATTTGATGACTTTGCTGACAGTCCGTACTACAAAGCATTTGTGCGGTTTGGAAGATATTGTGTAGATATCCGTGCGATCAATCCGGCCAGGTTTGTTGAATGGGTACTCAAACAAAACAAAAAGATCGATCACTGGTGCCGTGACACTGTATACACTGAATATCTAATAGGTTATTTACAAGTGGAGAATGTGAATGATGCCCTGGCTCGTGCCATGGAGTTTGGACTAGACTGGAATGAGAAAACCAACAATCCACCTGAACATTGTCTACGTTATGGCAACACCAATAGCATGGTGTATGCTGTCACTACTGGACGAGTTAGTCCATGGGTAATCTACAACAGTGATGCCGGACAAAAATTCTTAAGCGAACTAGATGCCACACAGGTTGCCATGATATGGCCCTACATTGATGCAGACATATGGCAGAAAAAATTCAAGGACTATCCAGCAGACCAAGAGTATGCTAGAGATATATTACAAAAGGCCGGTTGGTAATGAGCGCAGATATTGATTTGGACTTTGCTGACAGAGACACAGTGCTACGGCTCATAAAGGCCACACCAGCACATCAAGTGCATCAAGGACAGATACGCCGACACAATTCAGGTGTGTACGTCACTGACATACCGTATGATCCGGTAAATCAATGTGCGGCCATAGATTATGAAACAGCAGAAACACGTGGATACTTTAAAATAGATTTACTAAACATGACAGTGTATCAATTGATTAAGGATCCAGAACATTATCAATCCATGTTGGATCAAAAGCCCGATTGGCAACGTCTATGTACTGATACTGCGTGGGCTAGTCAATTGGTCCATGTGGGCAATTACACAGAGTTATTACACACTATGCAACCCGACAGCATACCTAGAATGGCTGCATTTATTAGTATTATTCGTCCTGGTAAAGCTCACTTACAAAACAAGCCCTGGGCAGAAGTATTTGAAAGTGTTTGGGATGGTGATGCCAGTAAGGGCTTCGTATTCAAACATGCTCATGCTATTGGCTATGCGGCCTTGGTATCGTTACATATGAACTTGCTCAGTCAAGACGTCGTACCAGCGTAATACTCTTTCTCTTTGATTTTTTACGAGCCATTTCGAGTAGGCTACACACAGGTCCGTGTAGCACAGTCAAATCTTTGTTGATAAAAGTGCGTAAGGTAGGGCGAAACTGATCCCATTCTGTTTTAAGGAATATGTTGATGGGTATACTCCTGTTACTTTCCCACCACCAAATATTGGCCAATTCTAAAAAACGACGCTTGTCTTCAAGGTCCAGTATGCTTCCAAAATCGTAAATCGTAGTCACAATTTCGTCTTGATTTTGTATGATTCCTACATATTCTGTAGTGGCATAAACACAGAGGGTAATGAAAGGGTACTTGTCAGCGAGTTTTGTAAAGATATCGTTACCCATAAATATTATATAATAAATTGATCACGAGATATTTACCAAAGATGAATCCAACCCAAATGAATGAGTCACCGGATGACGCAACCGCTAAATAGTATGTATGTACTCAACCACCCTATATCTATATCAACAAATAACCCAGGTCCTGAGCATAGATACCGGCGCTGGCACAACATTCACTTACAGGTATAATCCCGTGTACGCAAAAGTCCTAACCATAAACAAAGGCATCGACAATGTGTTGTTGTTTGAGTTTATCAATCAAAATGAAAAACCTGTTAACATCACTGGCAGCGAGTTTGTGTTCCGTGTGATCAACACCGAAGGAACTACAGTATTGCTAGAACAGCCAATGGTAATCCTTAATGCCGCAACAGGTAGAGCCAAGGTTACGCTAATGGCTAGCCAGGTCCTGGATTTACTTGCCCAACCAGCTTATTACTCTATAACCAGAGCCAGTGGAAACTTACTAGAACCCGTATTTGTTGATGCACAGTCAGGCAGTCGTGCACCGCTTAATGTGGTTGATAGTGTGTTACCGCAGTATCTGCCCAGTCGCCCACTCACAATACCCACAGTCAAAATCAGTGCCCAAGGATCAGCAGATGGCACCAGCTTTGGCAACTATGGTGGCGGTAACTATTGGGGTGGCAATCCCAACGGCGCCAATTACTGGAACAGTTTTGCCCTTACCGAATACTACAGCAGTTTTATCAAGCCCATACAGGGCATAACCACAGTGCAGATGACACTAGATGGCTATACAGGTACAATTAAAGCTCAGGCAGCAGCCGATTACGAAAGCATTCCTTATAACGTAACCGAAAGTACCACATATCTCAATCATACTGGTACCATTTATCTCAACATCATTGGGTGGCATCCGCTACTGCGTGTGTGTTTCAACAACAGCATCTTTGCTGTACCCGGTGGAAATGGTATGCCAGCACAGGCCTATGCCATTTGTGAAGACGGTGTGGTCACATCAATACAGCTACAAAATGCCGGAACTGGTTATTTGGCTCCACCCCGGATAAACATACTTGGTGAAGGTGCCGGAGCAACAGCTGAAGCCACAATCGGTGGTGAAGGTGAAATAGCAAGTATCACAGTCACAAACGGTGGATCCGGTTATTGGTTAGTGCCCAATGCTGCAATCAACACACCGTATTATCCAGTACCACCCAACAACCAAGGTGCCATGGTCATAATCAGCACTGGCTATGTTGTGGACCTTTTCTATAGGTAAATGCCAAAAAACATGCTATAATAAAGCATGATTGATGTGATTGATTTCCTACCTGCAAAACGCAAACAGACTTCTGGTGGTTGGATCAGTTTCAACGCACCCTGTTGCACTCACAATGGCGAATCCGCTGACCGACGTCAGCGTGGTGGTATAAAGAACACTGACAAAGGTTGGAGTTTCCACTGTTTTAATTGTGGCTTCACTGCCAGTTTTATCCTTGGTCGCAATGTGGGATTCAAGGCTCGTAGATTTCTAGAGTGGTTGGGTGTTCCTGTAGAAGAGATTGAACATTTAAATCTTGAAAGCCTTCGGCATCGCAGCATAGAAGGCCTGCTAGATGATCGTCAACGCATGGCCAATGTGTTGGCCGATATTGCTTTTGATGAGATAGACTT